ACGCTCGCCCCGCAGTTGCAACTCGTGGTCATTCCCGCGACCACCGGCACGGCAGGTACGATGCTGGACGACGGGACGAACAAACTCAGCTATAACGGGACGAACCTGATTTTCACGGACGGAGTAACAACTCTCAGCGCCGCCGCAACGCTCACCGCAGGGACAGCGTACACCATCGGCGTCAAGGGGCTGGCGGGAGATTGGGCGCTCTCGCTCAACACGGTAGACCTCGACACCGACGCCACCGGCACCGTGGTTGCGTGGGCAACGGCGAAACTCGGACGCAATGACGCAGATGGGGACTATTTCGCGGGGTATTTCCCGAACGTCGCCGGGTACGTGGGGACTGATGTCAATTGGTACAAAACGACCCTTGGAGCCTAAAATGAATATTTACGCAGACCGCACCGTTATCCTGCTCTCCACATCCACCCTTGCCGATGTTGCCAATGAGTGGGTAGCACTGGGTCTTCCCGCCAATCCCGCCGCAGAGAACCAAGAAAGCTATCTCGGCGGCTTCGTCAACACCCCGGTTCAGACCACTCCGACCGGCGAACGGTACTGCCGGGTCAGGGTGCTGGCCTACCTCGGGCCGATCCTCACCGGGCGGGCCTTCACGACCTGCCAGGTTCTCGACGCAGACCCCGTCTGGACCTACCTCGATGAGGGCGGGCAGACTGTAACCGTGCAAATGGGGACGGTCGCCGGGGACACACCCGTTGATCAGGGCATCCCCAGCGAGGAGATGGACGCTATCGCCCAGCACCAGGTCGACTCAGCTGCCGGGCAGGTGGATGCCAAGTACACCACGGTGACGGGCAACCAGGCCATGATCTACTGCGGCAAGCAGATGGAGCTCGTTGACTGGCTCGCCGCCGTGACCCCCACTCTCGATGACATGGAGTCCGACGCCCTGACGTTTTGTTTTCCTGGACTGCGGGCCGAGCGGGAGGCTATGAAAGTGACGGCCCCGGCAACGACGGATGTCGAGACGGTGCTGAAAGTCCAGGCGGAAATCAGGTTGTGGAAACAGCTGCTCTACGGCAGGGAGTCCCAGCGCAGAATCGGCAAGGAGCGTATCAAGGCGGCGGGCACGGCCACTGAGAAAGCCCAAGCGCGGGACAACGCGATCGCCATCCTCAGGTCCATCTGATGCGCCGGGTCGTGGGGGTGACGTTCTCCGGCAGCTACCTCCCTGGGTCGCTGCTGATTCAAGGGGCAACGCGCTACCACTTCTCCCACGTCGCCGCCGACCTCGACAACGGGGAGGTGATTGACGCCACGTATTCACACGGTGTGGCGCAGCGGGAACTCATCTACCCGAAGAGCGGATGGCAACGCTCTTACCTGCTCTCCTGGACCGAAAAAGAACAGCGGGAGATGCTCCACCTGCTCGCCGAGGAGCTCGGGAAAGGGTACGACATCTACGGAGCGATCGGTGTCCCCTTCGGCGCCGGGTGGGACGACAAGAACAAATGGTTTTGCTCTGAGCTGATCGGGTGCTGCGCCCATCGCATCGGCCGGCTGGCCCTTCAGGAGAAGAAAATCCACCGACTACCGCCGGAGAAGCTGCACAACTGGCTCGAAGGGCTGGTTTGACGTACACCCCATAACCCTACGGAGACACCATGGCCGACCCGAGAAAACAACCCCAGGACCATGACTGCTTTCACGAGGACGACTTTCTACGCTTCGAGAGTCTCGTGTCAAAAGTATTCAATAAGATGGACACATTCATCGGCGAGCTGCACACCATCCTCGTTGCCGACGCTGTCCGGCAGCAGAAGATGGACCAGCTCGAGCGCGACGTCAACCGCGCCTTCGGGGACATCCGCACCCACGACATCAACATCAGCACCCTGCGTGACTGGCAGACCAAGTTCGACGGGTCGTTGCGGGTGGTCTTGGCGATACCCATCATCTGCACCCTGATCACGACCGGGGTTGCACTCTACGTTCTGGCGCGGGGGTAATTATGAACACAATGACGCTTACCCGCGAATCCACCAGTGACGAAGGAACTCTTGGCATTCTCAGATCCGAAGCACTGGAGATGAGCACAGGGGAACTCCCGTGGCGGAATAACCGAGTTGGGTTGTCGTGTATCCCCCCTGGGAGTTATGTATGCACTCCGCACGTCTCTCCGCGTCACGGAAAATGTTTTTGGCTGAAGGATGTCCCCGGCCGCACCGAGATTCTTATTCACGCGGCAAACTACATGGGCTCTACGGCAGCGGGGTATCGCACTGACCTCCTAGGCTGCATTGCTGTCGGCATGGGCCGTGGAGAGGACGCCAAGGGACAGGACATGATTCTGAAGAGTCGCATCGCCATGGACAAGCTGATTGAGTACACCGAGAACAAACCGTTCATGCTCGAAATCATCAACGAAACAGGAACGGAAATGGAGGTTGTCTGATGTTCGGTGTCGTCGGTGAAGTATTTGGAAGGCTGCTTGGTACGGAGAAGGCTGTTGACAACCTTCTCGACAAAGACAAAGGCCTGCTCGTCAGGGCAGGAGGCTGGGTCGGTGGGCTGTCTTACACGAAGGAAGAACAGGCTGAAGGTGATCTCAAGACCCGAGAATGGGGACTGCGTCAGCTTGAAGCTTTAGCGCCTTTCAAGATAGTTCAACGCATTCTAGCTTTCGCTGTCGCCGGTGCCTGGATCTTCCTCATTCTCAACATCGTCCTCGCAATCTGGATCAGGGTGCTTACTCGCAAGCTCGTAATGTTCAATGATAAGCAGGTATGGCAGTCAGTTGATGCCGTTACGCCCTTGCTTGAGTTCGCCTTCTCCGACTTTGTTTTCTGGCCTACTGTCGTCGTCTTTGCACTTTACTTCACTGGTGGCATTCTCCCCCATAAAGGAAAGAGCTAGTGCCGGTCGTCGACATCAAATACACCGCGCCGCCGGTGGTCAGCAAGTTCATGCAGGACGACTCGTTCCACCGGGCCATAAAAGGACCTATCGGATCAGGAAAGTCCGTAGGTTGCTGCTTCGAGGTCCTGCGTCGCAACTTCGCCATGCCGGCATGGGATCGGGGCATGCGCAGCTCGAAGTGGGCCATCATCCGTAACACCAACAAACAGTTGCGCGACACGACCCTGGCGACCTGGATGAAGTGGATGCGCGACTTCGGCACCTGGCATGACTCCAAGATGACGTTCAAGCTGCGGGTCGGAGATGTATCATCCGACATCCTGTTTCTCCCCCTTGACACGCCGGACGACGTTGGGCGCGTACTCAGTCTTGAGCTTACCGGCGCCTGGGTCAACGAGGCTCGGGAGGTCCCGGTCCCTCTGCTGGCGGATATCAAAGGGCGCCTGCGCCGCTACCCTAACCCGGTCGAGGTCCCCGGCGCCTGGTATGGCATGATCAACGACACCAACCCGCCGGAGATTGACTCTCCCTTCTACAACCTCATGGAACATCTACCGCAGGAAGAAGGGAACCTCAACTCGATTATTGACTGCTCTACCTACCACCAGCCCTCCGGACTGTCTCCCGAGGCTGAGAACAGAGAGCACCTCCACCCCGATTATTACACCGACTTGGCAAAAGGTAACACCAAGGCGTTCGTCGACACGTATATTAAAGGCCTCTACGCCCCCAGCCAGGCCGGAAAGCCTGTGTACGCCAACAGCTTCAAGCCCGAAAAGCACGTCTCCCCGGTCCCGCTCGAGATCGACCCGTTCCTCCCTGTTTTGATCGGATTCGACACAGGCCTTACCCCGGCGATGAGCTTCAAACAGTATGGCCTCGATGGGCGCATTCGCGTCCTGCGGGAGATATCCGCCTTCGACATGGGCATGGAGCGGTGCATCAAGACATACGTGCAGCCGATGGTTCGCAACTACTTCCCCCTGAACCCCCTCGTATTTATCGGCGACCCGGCGGCGACCCGGCGGGGGGATGGGGACGAGACGTCGGCGCTCAAAGAGCTCAAGAAGGCGTTCGCTGATGTGGGCGGGACCGTCAAGACCGCGCACACCAACGACCCCAAGGTGCGCATCCAGGCATCGGAGCAGATGTTCGTGCGTTTCCCTGAAGGGGAGCCCCTGTACCTTATCGACCCGTCCTGCAAACGTCTGATCGAAGGGTATCGGAGCAAGTACCGTTATCCGAAAATACGCTCAACAGGAGGTTTCTCGGACCAGCCGCAAAAGACCGGAGAGGCCGGGACCTTCTCACATATCGTTGAAGCAGATCAGTACTCAAATATGTATATCCTCAGCGGGAAGTACGACGCTTCTGATTTTTTGCGTGTGACCAATAACGGCTCAGGATTTACCGCGCGTCCGGCGTATCGTCCGGCGCAACTGGAGGGGTACTGATGGACCTGTCATTCGACAACATGAAGAACTTGGGGGTCATGCTGCGCGGGCGGTTTGACCAGTACGAGAAGGACCGGCAGCCGGTCGAGACGCAGTGGGTTAAGAATCTTCGACAATACCTTCGGCAGTACGACCCCGAAGTCCTGGTCTGCATCCCGCCCGAGCGCTCCCACGTCTATCCGGGCGACACCCGGGTGAAGGTCAAGGGGAAGGTGGCTAAGATGATGGAGATGATGTTCCCGAGCCAGGAGAATAACTGGGAACTCTCCGTCTCTCCGATCCCGTCCATCCCCGAGGAGAACCTGAAGGAGATCATCGCAGGTCTTGAACAAGAGGAGGTGGCGAAGGCACAGCAGGAGCAGCGGCCTCCGGATCTTGTGACCTCCGAGCAGATCGAACGCGCCGTCAAGGTGTTCGCCGAACAGCGCAAGAACGCCATGCAGGACGAGATTGCTGACC